AGAAGATATTAACACTTATGCACCGACGGTAACTAATACTGCAGGCACTTTTAGACTAGACACGGGCAACGAGATTGTAGGGGCAATACAAGGCAAAGACTATATCTTTGTGCTTACCGATCAAGCAGCATATGTTATTCAATTTGTAGGTCCTCCTTTTACATTCTCTGTAAGACAAGTTGGAACAAACTGTGGATGCATTGGTCAACATGCAATAATATTTGCACAGGGTGCAGTTTTTTGGATGGGTGATTCTGGTGGATTTTTTGTTTATGATGGAACGGTTAAACAATTACCATCACTTGTTGAAGACTTTGTATTTACAACTATAGGAAATGATAATTTAGGAATTAATTATGATTCAGGACAAATAGTTTATGGCTATCATAATTCTTTATATAATGAAGTAGGTTGGTTTTATCCAAAATCAGGAGTTACTCAAGTTGATAGAAACGTAGTTTATAATTATGTAGAAAATACTTGGGTGACAGGATCTTTAGCAAGAACAACTTATCAAGATAGTGATACTTTTGATTTACCTTATGCAACTCAATATATTGCAAATGGCACACCTACATTTCCAACTATTAATGGAGTAACTAGTTTATTTGGTTCTACTAAGTATTGGGAACACGAAAGTGGATTTAACGAAGTAGATGCAAGCGGTAATGAAACAGCTATTGCTGCATACATTCAATCTGGAGACTATGACATATCTGAACAAGGTTTGGGTGGTGATGGTCAATTAATTATGCGTGTTAAAAGATTTGTACCTGATTTTAAAAATTTAGAAGGCAATGCAAAAATAACTTTATTTTTTAGAGATTATCCTGCAAATTCAAATTCAACTCCATCTAGCACACCACCAACAATTACTGGCCCCTTTACAATTACATCTTCAACTGATAAAGTAGATACCAGAGTTAGAGGAAGACAAGTAAGTTTAAAAATAGAAAATGATGCTGTTGATGAGTCTTGGAGATATGGAACTTTAAGATTAGATATTGAAGCAGGAGGAAGAAGATAATGGCAAAAATAACTGCATATGTACCAGAACCATCACCAACTTATGATGCCTCTAATCAAAGACAAATTTTAGAATCAGTTAATACAATTAAAGATCAATTAAATTTTAGTTTTCAAAAAGATTTAAAAGATGAACTACAAGCATTTAGTTGGTTTATATTTAGCGGACCAAAAGACTAATGGCTATATTTTATAAAAATCAAGGTTACGATTTAACCACAACTAATTTAACAACGGTGTTAAATATCAACACTTCAAGTGTTGCAATCATAAAAGAAATATCTGTAACTAATGATGATAACTCCTCTCATACAGTAGACTATTATTTTCATGATCATTCAACTTCTACTTCATATAAATTTTATCACACAAATGTTTCTGCAAATTCGCATGATAATGCAGTTCATAATGCTTTAGTATTAGAAGAGGGAGACTATTTACAATTTCAAGCAGATTCAGCAAATGACATATCTGGACAAATCTCTTATGCTTTGTTAACAAGAACTGGAGAAAATGGATAATATAATAAAGATAGAGTGTCAGACAGAAGAAATAATTAAAAGTAAAAAAACTGGAAAGACATATAAAAAAATGGAAGACTTTTTAAAAGAAAACACAATGGATGATTTACAAAAAGATGTATCTATAACCATAAATAAAGGGTTAGATTTATTTCAAAAAGCAATATCTAAAAAATGAATCCAAGAGGTGGCACTGAGTTACAAGTAGAATTGCTAGAAAAATATGCAGATAAAAATTTATTAGATCAAGTACAAATTACAACATCCGTACCGGAAAAAATACCATTACATCCAACAAAAATTAATATTCTTTGGCAACAAAATTCATACGATCAAGCTAATCTTGCCCCTTGGTTTAAAGATAAAGACAATCATAAAAAATATGATTGGTACGTATTTAACTCTCATTGGTGCTATGAAAAATTTAGAATGGTGTTTGATATACCAACTCATAAATCTTTAGTTATAAAAAATGCAATAGATAAAATTGAACCTAGAAATTTAAATTATAAAAAAGGTGATCCTATTAAATTAATATATACTTCAACGCCGTGGCGAGGTTTAAATGTATTACTTGCTGCAATGCAATTAATTGAGAATCCATTAGTTCATTTAGATGTTTATTCCTCAACACAAGTATATGGTGATAATTTTAAAAATGCTAATGATGATAATTATAAAGATTTATATAATCAAGCTAATCAATTAACTAATGTAACTTATATTGGTTATAAACCTAACGAATTTATAAAAGATAATTTAAAAAATTATCAAGTATTTGCTTATCCTAATATTTGGGAAGAAACATCTTGTATTGCTGCAATAGAAGCAATGGCTGCAGGATTATATACTGTGGTTACAGACTATGGTGCTTTATTTGAAACATGTAATGATTTTGCAGTTTACACCCCTTATGAAAAAGATTTTATAAAATTAGCTAAAACTTTTGCATTTGTTATTGAAACAGTTGCAGCTAGTTTACATGAAGAACATATTAAAACACATTTACAATTACAAATTGATTATATGAATAGATTTTATTCATGGGAGAAACGAGGAAATACTTGGAATAAATTTTTAAAAGGAATAATAAATGCAAGATCCAAGTAGACCTATTTGGTTTAAAAAAATAAAAAGTCAAAATGAATTGACTGCTCACATGGGTCCTCCTACAACTAGATTATATGTGGCAACTCCTGTGCATAGTGAATGTTCTATTCACTATACCCAAGCGTTATTAAAACTTCAACAATATTGTATGATGAATAATATTATGATTTCTTTTTCATTATTAAAATCATCTTTAGTTACTCAAGGTAGAAATTTATGTGTGTCTAATTTTTTAAATGATCCTAATAATTACACTCACTTATTGTTTATAGATTCTGATATTGATTTTAATTATAATACAATTTTAAAATTATTAAAATTTGATAAAGAAATAATTTCTGTTCCTTATCCAATGAAGACTATTAGTTGGGATCAAATTTGGGAAAAGATAGAACTAGGAGCTATTAAAAACAAAGATGATTTAATGAGGGCAGGGCATACTTTTCCTATAAAAATGGATAATGTAATGAAGTCAGATACAAAAGAAATAACTATTGTAGGAGGTGTTATAGAAGCCTCGCACGTGCCTGCAGGATGTTTGTTAATTAAAAGACAAGTGTTTGATAAGTTAATAAAAGCCTATCCAGGAGATATAATTGATCAACCTACTTTTTTAAATGGAGAAATTAAATCTGGTAAAAATATGTATAATTTTTTTGATACTATTCATGATAAGGAAAGTAAAAAATATTATGGAGAAGATTTTGGTTTCTGTAAAAAATGGACAGAAATAGGTGGTAAATGCTATGCTTACATTGAGGATAATATAACTCACGTTGGAGAATATCAGTACAATGGTAAATTATTAGATAATTTACAAATGTCTAAACCCGTTGACGATTTAAAAAAAAACAAGTAAAGTATAAGTTTTCAGGACTCTGTGCCTGCCTTATATAAATTAACAATATGACAATATCACGGGCAAAAATGTATAGACAATTATATCAAATGGGTGGAATAGGCACATTACCAATGGATTTTGGTCAACCCTTACAAGTATCACAACCAATATCTAACCCAATGTTAAATTATGGAGAAACACCATTAACAATGGCTGGTGGTGGAATTGCAAATTTAGTAGATCGTGAAAAATACGGTTTAGGTAGTAAAATTAAAAAATTTGTAAGAAATATTATACCAAATGAAGTAGCTCAAGTTGCTTCAGTTGCAGCACCATTTGTTGCACCTTTTAACCCATTACTTGCGGCAGGAATGTCTGCTCTAGGTAATTTTGATAAAACAGGAAAAATAGGATCTTCTTTATTAAGAGGTGGTTTAACCTATGCAGGAGGACAAGCTGCAAGATATCTTGGAGGCGCTGGATTTCAAGAAGGATTTAATCCTTTTGCAGGTTATAATCCAAAATCTGGATTTATGGGTCTTGAAAGTTTATTTACAAGTCCTATTGGGCTTCAAAGTTCTTTAGGTCAATATTTTAGTTCACCTGATGTTCTTAAAGGAACTTCATTAGAATTAAAATCTCCTTTAGATTTAAGTAATATAGCAGGAGATACTTTTAAAGGAACTTCTTTAGGAATGGATGTTGCAAAAACAGTTAAATCAACTTCTCCAGGAGTATTTGAACAATTAAAAACTATATTTGATCCAACTTCTGGAGTTGATTTAGTAACAAGAGCTCAGACTGCAATAAATTTAACAGGAGATGCTATTAAGGCAATGTATACAAATAAAGATGGTACAATAGATAAGAGAATGGTTATTTCTACATTATCAGCAATACCAAGTTATTTAGATGCAAAGAAAAAAGCAGATCAAATTGGTTTAAATTCAAATGAGTTTAACGAAAAAATTTACGAACAAGAAAAAGAATTTTTTAGACAAAGATATGCAGCAGCTACTCCAGACTCTGCTTATGAATTAACAACTCCAACAGGAAGATTAGCAAAAGCAGCTGAAGGTGGATTAATGGATGATACTGGAGGAATATTAAGTATTAAACTAACACCAGCTATGGCCATGGGTGGTAGAATAGATTATGAAACAGGTGGACCCACTACAACTACACCTCCTAAAACTTTACCAATGGATTTAGAAAGTCTTGCACGAAGACTTTTTCAAACAAACTTAGATAATTTAACTCCTTTAGAAAAACAATATTTATATGAATTTAAAGAACAGAATAAAACTAAAAAAGCAAAAGGTGGAAGAATTAAATACGGAACAGGTTCTAAGGATAAAGATAACAAAAAACCAATACCTGTAATACCAGAAGAATATGAATATTCTTTTGATGATGAAAAATCATTTCAAGATTTTTTAAAACAAATAAGCAAAAGAAGAATAGAAGAAAAAGCAAATGGCGGTAGAATTGGTTTTAGCAATGCTGGACCAGCGTCACCAAGAGTAATTTTAGAAAAAAAAGGATATAGTGATATGATGAAAGGAATGTCAGATAAAGAAATACTTGAATTGTATGATAGTGTTATGGGAACTTTTACTTTGTCACGTTCTAAAGAAGCGAATGGTGGTATAATGGGATATTTTATGGGTGGTAAAATACCATTAAGGCAAAATGAAGGTGGAATAACAGAATTGGACTTAAGAGCAAAAGGTGGATATATTCCTGTTGGAATTAAAGAAAAAGCTGACGATGTTCCTGCTATGTTAAGTAGAAATGAATTTGTATTTACTGCAGATGCTGTAAGAGGAGCAGGCGGTGGTAATATTAACAAGGGTGCTCAAAAGATGTATAAATTAATGAAGTCTTTAGAGAAAAAAGTTAAAAAAATTAAGGTAGCATAATGGCAGAACCACAAACAGTTATATCAAGACCGGCTCCATATTTAGAAGCAGCAGGTCAAAATTTTTTAGATCTATTAACAGCAAAAACTGGACAAGCTCCAACAGCTGCTCAGATCACAGCA